CACCACAACCGTGGCAGATGCCGCCTCCACAGATAGACCAGTTGGCTAATGGAGAACAATATTATACAGCAAATGGCGGAGGACCTCCACCATTGGCAACACAGCAGGGATATACCACATTACCAGTCGGAGCTATTGGCTGGAATATGGCAGGACAACCAATCGACATGAACGGAATGGTTGTAGCAACAACAGGTGAAAAGTTGATGAATACGGCTCTCAGTAGGATATTATAATGGCAAATTATTGTTTAGCTTCTGATGTCGCCAACTTTTTACAAGTTGATAATTTTAGTGGCTCAACAACACCTACAGATTCAGTGGTTAGTACTTTTATTGACATGGCCGAAGCTCGTGTTAATCAACTTACAAATCATGCATGGCACACTAATTCAGCTATAGAAGTAACAGAAGAAAGAGGAAGAATACAGAAAGTAAGAACCAATTCACTTAACAGTGTAGGAAGAATACAATTAGCACATTATCCTGTAATAGCATTTACTCAACACGCAACTCCTTCTTTAGCACAAACTAATGGAAATATTAAGATTTGGAACTCTAATCAATATACCGACTATTTAGATACAGATAATTCTAAAACAATGGGGACAACAACTGATGTTGTTAACAAGGATTTTTGGTTAGATACACAAAGAGGTATTATTTATATAGATAATTACAATCTTTTTGATACAATTACAGATTCTCCAGCAGGAGTAGATGCTTATATTTCTTACAAATATGCAACACATCCAACTCCAAATGACATAAAGTTAGCAACTATTTACTTTGCAGCAGCAACGGTTGCAATGAATGATGATTTAAATTTAATGCCAGAGGGCGATGATTCAATGGATAATTCTACAAAGTCTCAGAAGTTTGAAGACATGGCAATGAAGATATTAAAAGACAATAAAAGGTTGGACCGAGACATGACTATGTCAAGGGCAGTTGGTGGTTTTGGAACTGGGTTGGTGACTCGCTAATGGCAGTCAGTTTTAATGAATTAAACGACCCTGTGACAACAGTATCGAGTTTGTTAGATGATAATTGGGATGTAGGAGACATTGCTGGAACTTCTACAAAGCCAGACATTGGTGATTCTTGGGATTTAAATAAAGTTAATTTAAAAGATAATGATGTTGTTAGATGTTATGAAGTGGCAGCTAACCACGATTTTTTAGGTGTGGGGAATGGAGTAGATAAAGGCACCGCCCGCATTTCGATAGATATTGCAACACAGGTAAGTAGGTCAAGACTTAGAGATTTGTATTCAGAAGTTGTAAGTATTATTAGGGGTGCAAGGGCAGGAAACGCTGGAACTGCATTACACGCCAATTACGCAGACATAAAATTATTGTCTCGCATAGACCAGTCCGACAAACAACGTCGCTGGTACCGTTACGTTCTCGATTGTGAAATCACAAGTTACGAGGCGGTGGTATAATGGTAAAAATAACACAAAATATAGAGGCAGCTTACGAACCAGAATCTGCATATGCAACAGCACCAGGTTCTAATTTGTATCATTTTGGTCTACTGGACACATTTGACCCAAGGCAGGTTGAGAGAAATATAACTCCTGTTCCTTCATTAGGGCAGTCAACAGATGCACATCATGCAAAAGGACCGCTTGGAGTTACGGTACCTATTAAGGTAGCTTGTAACGGCAACGGTTGGAAACAGCTACTTGGTAAGGCAATAGGTGGAACTGAAATTTTAAGTGATAAGCGTGCTAACAATCTTACAACAAGTGTTGAATCACTTGCAGTAATAGCAAAAGAAACAGGCGGTGATTATACATTAGTTGCAGGAGTTGTCCCTAATGAGGTAACTTTGTCTGCAGATTATACTACAGGAGGTTACATTACTGTAGAAGCTAATTGTACTGGTTATTATTCATTAGATGAAGGCGATGCAAACTTTGATGGGTTTTTGGGAGATGATTACTCTGGTGTAACTTGGCCAGCAGCACCAAGTGCAGACCCATTACTTCCAACTGATTTATCGGTAACAGTAGGCTTTGCAGCAGCTACAAACAAACTTACAGTAGATGGGCCAGCTAATAGTTCAATAGAAATAGGTGAACAATATATGAGAATATTTGATAATCCTACAGGAGGATTAGATACATCTATTTCTTCAGATGGTATTCTTGACCTTACAGCAGGTGCAGAAGATACTATGGAAGAAGTTAAAGCATTAATTCATGCAGATGCTAATTGGACATGTACAAGAGGCGGTAGTGATGTTTCTTCTCAAAATTTACTTAAAGGAATTTACAGCACTGAATCTTCACAAGAGATTTTTGCAACTACAACTATGGCTGCTATTTCAAATTTAAAAACTGTATCTCTTAAAATAGCAAATAATAATGTTCCTATATCAGGAAAAGCAACTGGAGATGATAGTTCAGTTAAGTGGTTATTAAACAACGCTATAAGCCGTGGTAAGGCAGACGTAACATTAGACCTTACAATGACTGCGGAAAATGAAGATTTTTACGACAAATATGTAGCAGGGACAACTATCCCATTAATTAGATTAGATTTCGGTACACATGGAAGTATAGCATTGACAAATGGAACTATAACTTCTTTCTCAAGGCCATTAAGTGCAGGGGGAGAAATAGTAGATACATTGTCTATAAAATTCCGTGGTGCTGGAAATTATAAAAACTTTAGTGCGTATGCAATAAGTTCAAGCATATCACTTAATCCATCGTAGGTAGGTTATGGTAAGAGTCAGAGGTCAATTAGACGCCCCTCTGCTTGATATAGGGCAGGTCGAGAAAGAATACTGGGAAAGAAAAGTAGTTACTCTTCATAGTCTTGCTAAGTTTACCAAACCTAAAGGGTGGCGTAAATATGTTAAAAAAGCAAAGCCGCCTGTAATAGTCCTTAAAAGGCTTTCGGCAGAAGATTGGGATAAAATAGATATTAAGTTTCATGACATTAAAAAGAAATTAGTAGAGGATGCGCCGATATATCGTCGAATAACTAATAAAATGATGGAAGAAAAAGAATTAATGACTGCTGAAGATTATAAAATATTGGCCGATGCAAAGTTACGTTCTCTTCCTATTTACATAGGAATGTTAGAATTAATGATTGAAGAACCTAATATGACATATGACCAAGTACAAAAAATGTGGGATTGTTTAGATGAATATGATAGAGATACATTAGCAAGTTATGTTAATATGTTAACTTCTGAAAAAATGGCAGTTGTAAATGACGTTAATAAAAAACGTTTGGCTGAATTTGACCAAATGAAAGCGGAGGCAATGACTAAGTATGGCAGATGAATATGTAGTTAGAATTGTGTTAGATGGTGTAGATAATGCTTCGGATGATATAAGTAGAGTTGAAGAGGAGTTAGAGGGATTAACAGGAACTGCAGGTGCTGCAACGTTAGATTTTGCAATGTTTACTGGAGGTATGGCCTCTATGATAGGTGGTTTAAATCAATTTACTGGAGGTTTAAGAAAATCACACGGAGCAATGGAAAGACTAGGTATAGGAACTGAAGAAACAAGAGACCAATTAGCTGAAATGTTAGATTGGATAGAATTATTTACAGGACCTTTAGAATCGCTATTAGCTCTTTTCTTATTAGGTGCAGGTGCGGTAGCGGTTTTCGGTAGTGAAGCATTTGCAGCAGGGGCTGCGTCAATAGGATTAACTTCTGCAGCGAGTGCGTTGGGTGTTAGTTTAGGTACATTAGTGGGTATTATTGCTGGAGTTATAGTTGTCGTGGTTCTTTTAGCTTATACGTTAATGTTTCATAGAGATGCAGTTGTAGATATGGCACGTGGGTTTAGAGAATGGGCTGATTATTCTGATGAATTAGACGCAGCTTTATTGCGTCTTAAAAATACTGTAGATGGTTTATTTGATTCATTGCGTTCTTCTGGTGGTAATTTAGTAGAAAATATAGACAATAAATTTAGAAAGAGTATATTTGGCGGAGGAGGAGGGTCTATCACTAGATTAGCTTAGATGGGTGCAACAGCAGACACAAGTAGTAGCAAGATAGACATAACTAGTTCTACATATGTTCAAGAAGACGATAATGAAGCTAATAAAGATGATGCAGATATTGCAGTAAACCACAATACTGGTGGCCAAGAAGAAGTGGGGTTGTTGGCATTTCAAGTTGCAGACACGGAAACGCTTGGCATTCCTTCTAATTCAATTCTAAGAAAAATTCACATTGTATTACGTAGATTAACTGCGGGGCCTGCTAGCGGTACCGTACAAATGTGTTTATTAAATGAAGGTTTTACAGAAAATCAAGCTAATTGGAAAAGTCCAACAGGAGGTTCTACAATTACTTGGGAACCTGCTTTTGATAATAATTCAGAATCAGATGTTAATCCAGGCCCATTAAAAGGCAAACCTTGTGATACCGTTCTTACACAAACAATAGCAGATTATACTTTTGTAATAGATGACAATATAATTGCAGAAGAACGTTTTTCTTTTGGCTCTCAAATTAATGTGGGGTTGTGGGACATAGGTGGTGTTGGAATTACATTTGAAGATGATTCTGCTACTTCTAATCAACCACAATATTATGTAACTTATGAAATACCAACTCCATCTTCTCCTAAAATAAGTATTACTGCTAATCCAGATGGAGTTACTGGAACTATAAATATTGACCAAGATACAGATTCAGAAGATTTGCAAAAATATAGTATTTGTTGGTCTACTTCTACAAGTTCAGGTTCTCCAAAACATAGTGATAATGTTACAGATTTTACAGATACAGGTAAAACTTCTTTTGATACAAGTACACTTACAGGTAGTGCTTTAGCAACAGAAGATACAAGTTATTATTTTAGATTATATGCTGAAGATTCGGTTAATACAGATGATAATGGAGGGGCTTCTAATTTAATACATGTAAGGCGACCTAAAGTAACATTGAGTACTTCTTCAGTTATAACTCCTTCGTCTTTAACAATCGGACAAGAAACATCTTTAACAGTAATTGCAGATTCAGTTTCAGAAGCTGAATATGGTGGTAAATTTAAAAGTGTTTTAGTAAATTGGGATGCTGGAGCAAGTGACACTGATGCAGATTATAGTGAATATTTTTTTAACCAAGCTACAGCACCTGCACTTACTACTGTAGGTAATCTTACAATAACTCATAGATATGATACAGATAGTGCAGGAAGTACAAAAACAATTAGAGTAAGAGTAAGAGACCCTAATGGTTTTGTAAGTGGTACAGTAGGTTCTGCAGCAACACGTACATTAGCTACAGGTGCAACGGTAGCAGAATCAAATCCAATTTCACGGTTAACAACAAGTCGGCGTAAAGTGTTGTTTTCTAAGTTTGCAGATTTAAATAATATGTTAACTATTAGTTCTGCACAAAGTAGAGCTATTGGTAGTAATAAAGAAATACAAAACCATCTTTTTGCTTGTATTCCAGGTAGAACTGACACCTTATCTACAATGGGGGCTTTTAGTAATAACAATGAGGTGTTTGATTCTTCATCTAAACGAGTTCAATTTATACAATTAGATGACGGTAATATGTCTTCAATGAGGCTTAAAATTTATGGTCTAGCTTCATTTGCAGCAACTGGTGTGCCTTGTGTAGATACGCATCAAGATTTTGCATATTATAAATATGTAAGTGAAGAATTGAAACCAATAGATGGTACTGATGCAAGTGTTGTTTTTATACCTGGAGATACGGCTGGAGATGATGGGGTAGTAGGTAATTATACTTATAATATATTTAAGAGTGTAGAAGCTGCAATAGTGACTACAGCAGATGCGACAGATACAAATGGAAGTCGTTATATTTTAACAGCACGTAAAGACGATTGGACAATGCATTGGTCTGGTATATTAATTAATGAAGCTTTAGACAATTCAGAAAGAATAATTGATGTAGATAATACTGGTATCTTTAAAGCAGGACAGACTATTAGAATAGGTGCAGAATATATGAAAATAATTAGGGTTGATTCAGATGATGATAGATTATATGTTATTAGAGGTTATTTTTCTAGTACAAAGGCATCGCATTCAGATGATGCTGAAATTAGAATAGTAGACCCTTTTATGATTAACAATGAATTAAGATATGTATCTGATACATCTGTTCCTCTTGATAATATGTTTACTAGATATAGATGGGGTGGGTTTGCAAGAGTTAAAGGATTGAACAGTGGAGGTAAAATAGATTTTGTTGTTTATGATGGCTCAGGTACGGGAGTTGGTGATTCTATTACATTACAATCTCTTAACACTGCTATTGGTTCTGCAAATGATACTTGTTGGATAAATAACGGTTTTTTCGAAGGAGATATAATTGCAGTAGGTAATACTTCTAATAATGGCAGTTATAGCACTCCTAAATATTATAAGTTAGCTGGTTTTGAATCTTCAGGTAGTGGTATTTTTGATACGGCTTACGTTTATGGAACTGATGTTGATGATTATATAACTGCAGGTGTTGCAACTGAGGCTAATCAAGAAGCAGATATTGTAAGGATAATAAGTAATCCAAATAGAACAGTTGGATTTTCTACATCTACAACTGATAGTGATTTTGTTACTTTTGAATCTGTTGTAATAGATGATGATGCAACTTCATTCTTTGTTAACTCTGACTTGTCTCATACTACTGTATTTGTTGCACAACCAAGTGTACTTGATTTAATTACTACCACAGATTATGATACAGGGACTACTGAAAATTCTTTGACTTCAGCAGACATTGCAATATCTAATGTTCAAAAAAGTAGAGAAGGTGGTGTTGTGGGTGTTATGCCTTTAGGTAATCGTAAATATCCAGTTAGTGTTGTTCGTAACAAAATGGGGTTGCCTACGTTAAATTTAAGTCTTAGGATAATGTCTAATACTGGTTTGCGTAAAATACGTTCTTTAATTGAAGGAGATACTTATGATTATGTATTTTTAGATAACAGGCAAATTACTACTCCAGGCACTGTTGACGTTACATATAGAATGAAGTATATAGATGGCACTTTACATCAAAGGCCAGACTTAGGTTCAGATTATTTAGCAGACCTTCGTTTTATAATTGTAGGTGAGGATGTTACTTAGATGTCTATCATTGAACGAAAAAATTTAGTTTCTGACCTTATTGATTTTGAATGTACTGTAGATGGCGTGCCTTTTCCATTTCTTACTGGTCTTGAATATCAACACACTGTAGACTCTGCACGTGTAATCAAAGCTTCAGTATCAGGTATAGAGCCAATCGCACTTCTTACTATAGGTTCTAAAGTTGTTATAAAAGTAGGGACTAACGAAACTACACATAATTTAGATTTTGTAGGATTAATTACAGAATTTTCACCATCTTATTCTGAATCAAAATTTACTGCAGTAGATTATATTACTGAATTACAAACATCAGAATTAGTTGAATATGTTGAAAATGACATATTAGGTGAAGATTTATATTATTTAGCTGCAAATGCTTGTGATTATAGAGAAATAGATGTATCTGAATTAAAAGAAGGTAGTGGAATTAAAGCTACAAAGGATATGAATTTAACAGGTTTAATGACTCGTAGACAGTTTATTGATAAATGTTTTAGGTATATGGTAGAAGTAAGAGATGATAATTATCATAAATCTGCAGTAGCGTTACAATGGAGATATGCAATAAGAAAAAATGAAGTAATGGATTTCTGGTTAGAAGACCCTTCTAATTTTACTACTCGGCCTTTGTTAACTATTTCAGACGAAAGTAATAATTTAACAGGCCCTGGATTAATCGGCAATATAAATTCAAGTACAATGGTTAATAGTGCTACATATCAAAGTAATAAAGACACTACCTTATTTGCAACTATTACAGATGAAGATAGTGTAGCAAGACATGGGATATATGGTAAAGTATATCAAATCAATACATTAAGAAAAGATAGGTTAGAAGAATTAGCTTATCAAACAGTTTTATTACATAAAGAACCTACTCTCTCATATAAAGTAGTTATGTCTGAAGCTGAACATGTTACTTTAGGTGATTATATAAGAGTAAAAATACCTACTCTTGATAAAGATATAATTTTACCAGTAGTAGATGTAACACATACTTTTCAAGAAAGTGTAAGTAGTTCTATACTTCTAGGTACACCAAATCTAAGTATATCTCAATACATTGCATCATTAGTATAGACACACACACCTTTGTTTCCACTGGAACTTTCTAAAGGTGTCTTGTTATTTTTTTTATAATTTTCAGAGAGGTACGGCGGCTTATTAGCTATAGTAGAAGTATATCATTTATTCTAGTAAAAAGTTCCAGTGGAAATGAAGGTGTCTGTCTCTCTATTTCTTATCTAAATAATTAATAAATTCTTGGTTTTCTTTAATAGAAATAGTTTCTGCTTGGATTTTAGTATTCTTTTTATTCATTACATATCCACACCGAAAGCATTTCCAAGACTTGTATCTGCTTTCGGCTGCTCTGGTTGTGTAGCACTTAGGACATTTTAGTATGTAGTTAGTCGCCATACATGTATTTACCATTGTAGCAATATGGACATGTATCTATTTCTTCTTTTTCATCAAATTCCATCTCTACTATCTCGCCACAATCAGGACATTCAGTAATGCCACTACCATCAACAAAGTCACATATGTCGTATTCCATATTATTCTACCAACTTACCACATATAAGACATTTCCATCCATCATCACCACAGATTTGAGCTTCGTGTTTACACATCTAATCTCTTTCCTAAATGACTTATTTTAGTTTCTACAGCTCTAACATGGCCTACTACATATATCATATTATCACTATGACCATAACCTTTCCTGCCATGATACTGTCTAGGTCTTTCCCATATTCCTAATCTGTTGTGATGATTAGGATGATATACTTCTTTTAATTGATTAAGCCATCGTTTAGCAACAGCTAACGAATTAACTCTAACTATTTTAGTTGCCATGTTGAACTCCTTTCTCTGCATCAGCCATTGCTTCTAGTAACATTATCTTAGCTCTGTTTCTAATGCGCTTCCAGTCTTGACTAAAGTTCTCTTCATCCATTGTAAGTTCTAATTCAATATCAGCCCTTACAGATTCATACTGTCTACTTGTAGGTCTAGTAGCTCCAACCTTTACTTTAATCTTGTCCAGTTTCATCTTTACTCCTTTTCATAAATTGTTTATCTACAATAATGCCACAATTATTACAATTAAGTATTAGACAATCATAAGCATCATCACTACTCCTAATAGTATCAAGTACCAGGGAACCACCACATTTTGTGCAACTAGTCATTCAATGCTTTCTCCTCTACATCTAACCATTGCTTTACTTTGAGTATTCGTTCTACACGATACTTGTAGCGGTCTGCATCAGATAGTTTATCTCTATGATACAACATTGCATCATTAACTGTGAATAGATGCTCTTTAAGCACGTCTGTGTCCATAGCAAATAGTTCGTATAGGTAATGCCTTTCGACACCCGTAGTTTCTTTCTTACGTGGCATCTTGCATTTCCTGTATTTCTTTTTCATAGGAATACATACTATCTTTGCTTGAAAGATAACTCAACGCTAATGAAATTGTTTTCCATGCTTTTTTGAGTTCTTGCTGGCTATCCAATGACCTTGTAAGATTTACAATGTCTTGGGCTATTTCTTTTGGTTTTTTTATTTGTTTTTGTTTCATAGTTTCTCCTTTTCTATGTCTATCAAGAATATACTTACAGACTCATAACAGTCTGCGCATATTCCTTGAACGTTATTAATGATATATATTATACCATCTTTTGTAAGGTCTTCACCACAAGTATCACACTCGTCGGTAAAGTAATCTATCCATTTTCTTATCATTTCTTACTCCATTTCTTAGTAAGGCCAAATTTTAATCTATAATCTACAACAGCAGTATGATTCATTTTAAATATCTTAGTTGCTTGTTTAACGTTGCCGCCATTTTTAAAATGTTTAACAAAAGTATGTTTAAATCCTTTCTTACTAGCACCATCATATTCTAATAATTTTTTAGTCAATGTATTTTTCTTACGAGTAAAACTTGATTTATTATTATTTAAAAATATATCTAATCCTATTTCTCTACATGGTTTAAATTTCTTATAAGAACTACAAACCATAAATTTGTTTTCAGGTTCTGTAAGTATCTGAACCATTAAATCGCCAGTTTTAGTTTTGCGTGTTCTTGTCTGATGTAAGTAGTTTTGTGGTATTATGTAAATTACATCTACACTATCGTCTTCTTTTAATCCTACACATATTGCATAATCAAATGCATCTTTAATACATTGTCTCTTTTCAAATCTAAAACAATAGGTTTGTGTTTTACAATTTCTTTTACCATGTGGCTTTGAAGTTTTTATTTCAACTCTATGATTACGTTCCCATAAATATAAGTCAAATGTTTTATCTATACTTACAGAGTCAATATTAATTTTAACTAACTCAGACTGTATATAGTATTCACCTAACTTACCTCTTAGTTCACGGTCTTCCTTGCTTGCGTTTGTTTGTGTGTCATGTTTTTGTTTCATGTTATCAGGCTTATAGCAACCCAGTATATAAGTATTACTATAAACCCATTATCGTCGTGAAACCTCTTTTTGGGCGTTGTTCTATGGGTTAAACAAAAAACCCTGTAGGCTCCTTTTTGTGTTATTTTATACATTTTAGCACTATTTCTATGGGTTAAACAAAATATCCTATGTTGCCAAAATCAGGTATATTCAAGATATAAATTAAGAAATCAAATAAAATCAAATAATTATTAATTGATAAATTATAGTGAAATCTAAAACGATGTGCTAGAAGCGCCGCTATTGGCTTGAAATGGGTCTGGACTATGTTGGTACTCTGGGTTGCTATAAACCCTACTATCGGCCACGGAAACGTATCAGAAATCGATTTCTGTATTAGATTAATTACCCTACTTGTTAAATTGGATTTTGGATTTATCCTATGCGTACGATAAAACCGAGGATAAAGGCGAGCCTCAAGGCTAACGCTGATTAAATTAAAAATGGGGTCGGCGGACCCTAGAACCGCCGACGATAGAAAAAAAGTTTCTAGGTTTTCAGGGGGGTTCTGCTAGAGCTGCGCTGATTGCTCTAGCTACCGACGACAAAAGACCCACTAATTTCCCCCGAATTTTTCAATAAACCAGTCTTCGAGGTCTTCGTCAATCCATGCGTTTACTTCTTGCTCGATGTAGCAATAAACCGCCACTCCTTCAAGGCCAAGCTGGAAAGAATCGGGGTTCTTGAGTACCTCGTCAACGGTACAAATTCCCGCATCCTCGAAGGCTTCCATTAGGACTTGTTTATGGACAAACATTAGGGCTTCTAATTGGGCAGTATAAACAGGTACGGAACCGTCTATAATTTCGTGCAAAGTTCCATCATATTCCAGAACTTCAACTATACTGTATTTATCCATAGTTTCGTCTATTGAACCGTCTTTAAGATACAGATAAGAAATAGTGTCTTTTATTTCCTCGATAGCTGAACTTACAAGGTCGCTTAAATCGGTCTCAATTTCTACGGTATAAGTTCGCATTATTTCACCTCCTTTTTGACTTCTCCTTTTGTAACTAAAATTAACGGTTTTTCGTATAATTTATATTTCTCGTTGTGGCGGTGCCTTGAGTGGTTAGTTCTCATCACAATGTCCTGTAGGGTCTGCGGGTCACTTAGAGCCTCTATTTCGCCGTTTAACGCCTTGTTTTCGAGCCACTGGCGCCAAGTCTGCCCATATCTCGAGTGCTGGAGTAAAGAACCGCAGTTAAAGACGTCCCATTTTGCAGCATCTCCGCCGTGTTCATATTCTCCGTCATGGCGATGCATTGCAATAGTCCAGCCTGATAAAATCCGAGAATCTCGGTCATACTCTCCGTCATTCTTACCAAATCTTAATTTAAAATCCATTAGAAAAGTTAAGAAATCTTGATATCTAAAATCTGCTAATTTTCTTAAACTTATTTCTCTTAATTTCTCTTCAGGTATTCCGTTATAACAGCGGCTTAATTCCCAAGGAAAATTTAACGAATCATCGAGGCGGTCTAATTCCTCCATTATAGGCTCAAAAGCTCTTAACCATTCCTTAGCGTAAGCCATAGCCTCGAAAGCGTTCTCTCGGTTTTTCTCTGGGATATACTTATAATTTCCGTGCCTGTCCCTGTAGGTGGCTAATCGTCTATAGTATCCCTTTCCTATTGAAAGCTCTACACCTTCGATTAATTCCCTCATGGCAGTTTTACGAACAGAAAAAGCAGCTTTAAACCCGATATACTCCTCTATTCCTTTAGCCAAAATTTCCCTATTGTCCATGTCTTCCCGATACTGTAAACGCTCCGTTTCATTAGCTGCGTATTTTTCCAAATCTTCCTTTAAATCGTTGCTGAAAGTTTGAATAAATAAATCTTTCAAATCGTCGAGTTTTAGCTTATGAGTCCAAGAGTAATAAGGCCAATTCGAAATCTCCTTACTTACAAAACCAAGACCAATTAAAAAATCAGTACTTAGTTTCCTTTCTTCCTCATAATTTAAGTCTTCTTTATGTTCGTCCATTTTAGGATATTTGTAATCCATAAAAAAGCGCCTAAATCTTTTGGCTAAATCGGTCTTCTTTTTGATGTAAGTTAAACCTCCTAGTGGATTGTCTAAAACTTCGGGTTTTTCGTTCCAGCTTGACTGGTGGAAAATAAGCCCGTTAATCTCAATCTTTCCGTCGTCGGTCCAGTTCATTCTTTGACCTCCTTGTTTAGGTGTTTCCAGTTAAGGTGTAAATCTCCCGCTAGGTCCATCAATAAACGGCTAACTTCGTGCTTAGCTTCGTCGCCCATTTCGTCCAGTCTAGAGCTAAAAGATTGACACACTTTTTCAGCGTCAGCTTTTAGGTTATTTATTGGGGTTCTTATCCAGTAAGATAAACCAATAACAGAGCATTCTTTTCTATTCATTTATTCACCTCCTTTTATGTAATAAACCGCAGTTTCGAAATCTTCAGCGGTTGCCTCTAATCCTGATTCTTTCAAATCTGGTATTAAATTTGTCTCTAAATATTCGACAAAATCGGCTTTATTTTCCCAATTAAACATTTATTCACCTCCGAGGGTAAACTCTGGATAGTTAGAAGCGCAGAACTTACAAAGTAATTTTGTAGTATAGAAACTAATCTTTCTAGGATTACAATTTAAGCACGGTTTAACCATTCTTAGAGCCTCCTTTCATAGGTCCTAAAGACTGGGTCCCATCGGTAGAGCCTAGACTCTCCGAATATCTGGCACTCCTCAAAGAAGTTTGCGAGTTCATCGGCTCGGCCCTCATTGCTGACATATTCATTTATGTTTGTTTGTATTTGTGACATAATTTTTGTCCTCACTATATAGTAAATCAAAAAGTAGCATTTCTCTTATAATAGGTGAAAAGACCCTATTTTTAGGCTGTTTTATCGTCGACAAATGGGTTTATAGTATCCTATATAAAGAAACAAGGTTTTTTGGCTGTTTTTAGCGATTCGGCAAAATGTGTATTTTTTGGTCCGCTCATAGGTTAGAGCTTATCTCTATGCTTAAACACTAAAAAAATTTTAAACCTCTTTCTTAAGCTAAACGCTAGAAGCAACATTTTAGAAAAATGCAGTTATAGAGGATAGCCCCTTTTTTTCTCTTTTAATACTGCCACATTTTTTTAGAGGCCTTCTATTAAATAAACTATATAGGTTTATGCTTAAATTAGGACTTAGTATTTAAATAAACTAAAGCCTCATTTTTAGAAACTCATTTTTATTTATATAAGCAGCTCTTCAGAGCCTTTTAAAATTTGGCACCTCTATTTAAAGAAACTAAGAAAACCCAAAAAAAGCCCAAGCACAAAAGCAGGTAAATATTAACCTATCAAAAATAATACACTAATTCCAGTATTTACCGACGATAGAAAAACCCCAAAAGTACCAATAAACGAAAACTTACAGAATTAACAACTTTAACAATAGAAACAATAGATAGAATAGTAAGAGATACAATAATCATTTAGAGCCAAAGAAAGCCCCTAAGATTTAACAAAATAATAGAATCCCAAAAGTACCATTAGTTTAATTCAAATTACTATAAACCTTCAAGCTCAAAATAATTAAAATACATCACCGAGAGGCGCTATCGTCTAAGGTTCTCTTCGGGCGGGAGAGGTGGCGGGGTTCCATGTCAAGGGGTACGGGTACTGGTTCTGAGGTAGGTAATCTATATTTTTTCTAATGTTTTGAAACGTGAGCTGCTAATTTTTTTTTTGGAGTAGGTTTATATTGAGGGGGCTTATAGTGACCTTATGGTAGGATATGCTAAAGACAAGCCAAAGCCAGAGACACACTTGCTTAGTGTGGGAAGGCATGAGGATAGGATAGAGACGTTGAGTACGATACGAGAGATTGCGAAGAAAGAAGGCACTAGTATGCAGGAACAGTTATGGGATGCATTGTGGGCTTATGCACAGTTGAAGAAGGGTTTGTTGAATGACGACTGATAAACGCAAGAAGTTGTTGCAGCAGATGAAGGGCATGAGTATTGCTGATGCAGTTGTTGAGAAGAAGCCTGAAAAGAAGAAGGTTTATGGTATGGCAGTTAGAAATGCAGCTATGGAATTGTATTTGCAGGGCATAGATATGCGGCAGATTGCAGAAGAGTTGGCGTTACGTTTTGACGAGGTTAAGAAGATAGACCAAAGTACGATTAGTGGTTGGGCTAGGAAGCATGGTTGGGATGAGATAAAGGGTGAGGTTCAGTATGAGATTATCCAGGAGACTAAGCACAGGGTCAAGGATTACATTGGCAAGCAGTTAGGAGAGATAGAGGAAGTTCGTCAGGAGTATTTGGAGAGGATGCGAAGTAAGGAAGGCACGGACATAAGGGGCCATGAGTTTGCGAAGTTGACAGAGATGCAGAGTAAGTTGCAGGCGTTGAATGCAGATAGAGAGGGAGTTGTTGAGCATATTAGCAAGTGTATAGAGTATGCATTGGATGAGAGTGAGATGCCTATGAAGGTGAGGCAGAAATTTTTGATGGCGTATGTTAGTAGATTGGAGGAAGGCATATGAGTGATAAGGTTTGGAAGAAGGGGCATGTTTGGACAGAGAAGCATTTGAAGGCGAACGTGCGCTTGGTAGAGGTTAGAAATTTTGCAAAACGCAAGATGGCAGATTTGAAAGAAGACATACACGATTTGCATGTATGGGCACCTATGGGTGATGCTGAGATGAAGGCATTTTTGACTGGTTATCATGGTGCTATGGATGATTTACAGAAGTGGGTTATGGAGAGTGTTAGTGATGGTGAATAGTTTAGATATGTGGGCAGTTCAGTTGAATGAGTTGATTCAGCATGCTATTAAGATACGTAATGAGAATGTTATGGAGTATAAGGACAAGGAGTTAGAGGCATTTGAGACAGGTTTGAATATATTTACGTTATTGATGAAGGAGATGCTTAAGGACATGATGGAAGAGAGGAGTCATGAATATGACTAGAGGCGTGTGGCGTTGCAGGGCATGTGGTATGGTATTGTCTACGGCAGAGGTAGAGAAGCACGGTGGTTTTTGTCAGGAGTGTTGTGATGAGTAATTTATTGGCGTTTTTTTTGATGGTTGTGTTTTTCATAGCAGGTTTTTGGTTAGGCGTTCATGCTTATCGTGACCAGTTGAGGAAGAGTTTATGAGAAAGAAGCATGCGGCGAGTGAGGTTGTTAATATGACGTTATGTGGTCATGAGACAACGCCTGGAGAGTTTCAGAAGATTTTGCAAAGAAAGAGCAAATACATAAATTGTAAACGATGTTTACAAGCATTACAGTTGAGAGAGTTGATAAAAGAGGAACATAATATATGAAAGAATGGTTTAAGGATATGGAAAGCACACACAAGTTAGTGATAAAATACTTGAAGGAGTATCCACATACTAGGGATAGTGATGTCGAGTTATTTTACATGATACTGAAGGATTATTATAGGGCGATACCGCACAATAAGAAGACGAGTGTATATGAGGAGCAGTTTATGACTGATTTGTATGTACTTTTGAAATTTGCACCAGATAAGAGTAGTGTAAGTCGTTTGAGGAGGCGGATACAGAATGATGATGGTATGTTTCAGAGTACGGCAGAGGTCAGGAAGATGCGAGATGATTTGGAAGCTAAGTTTAGGGAGTGGGCTTCTCAATGAAGTGGCGTTTTGAGTGTTATCAATGTGGCGAGAGATGGGAAGAGGAACACAGGCTTTTGGATGCGGAGCATTTTATTTACAGCAAGAAGAAGGAGGGCAGGCCTATGAAGGATTGTTACAGGTGTAAGATGGATATGGTTTATACTCCTATAATGGGAAATTTGGTTGGTAATCGTGGTTAGTAAAGAGTTGTTATATGCTCCCGATTATAAGCCATATTTTAGAGAAAGCTATATTGTAAAATGTGATGATTGCGATAATGATATTGTTTATCATGTGTTTGCTACTGGAGTTATGTCTGGTATAGATGCTGAATTGATTAAAGCACAAGGTGTGCAGTGTTCGTATTGTTATGGTGATGTTCGTGGTTAGAAGAAATTACATGCGAGAGCGTGACCAGATAGTACACAAGTACAATGGCGAGACGCAGTGGACATTATGTGGTAGGTATGCAGATACTTTGGAGGGTTTGATGAATGTAGTAGCTACAGATAAGAAGCATGAGGTAAATTGTAAGCGTTGTGTGCGCATTATGGGAGGTCGTGATGAATAGATATGCAGTTCAGGAGCAGAGAAACAAGGTTTCTCGTTTATTGCGTACAAGTAATCGAAACAGGAATGCAATGCGGTGGAGTAGGAACGAAACAAAAGCACATATTGATATGAAATTTGCGATTTGCAAGCAGTTAAAGGAGTGGGGACACGAGTTTTACACGGAAGCGGTGTTCGAACCGTCAGGTTTGAGGGCAGATGTGATAGATGCAGACTCTGGAATAGTGTATGAGGTCGTAAATACGGAAGGAAGTGACTCTATTTTGAAGAAACAGCACTTATATCCGTTAGAAATACGAGTTGTTAACGCTAATCAGAGGTTTTCGAAGGAGTTATTGCTATGAATTACAACTTTGACGACGATTTGAAGGATGGAAAAAAGGGTGAACAGGTGATTAGGTTTTTTGTTGAATCGACATTAGGACAAAGATACATTAAGGATAATGACACAAGTGCATATGATTTACTTTTCGAAGATGAGAACATAGATTTGATAACATATGAGGTAAAGACTGACCTTTGGGAGAAGGATTGGGGCAAAGGAGGGTCAGGAAACATGGCAATAGAGTACAAATGTCGTGGAAAATCCAGTGGTATTGGTGTTACGAAGGCAAAATACTTCGTTTATTATCTAGTAAATGTATCAGATAAGCAAATTTGGCTTATAGAAACCCAAAAATTGCAGGAATTATTGCTACGAGAGAAGTTTCCGAGCAAAACAGTGGGGGAAACTCACTACGGCAGCGATGAAAAGGTAGCAAAATGCTATATGATTCCACGTTTTGAGTATAAAGACGAATTTGACATATATTCTTTTGATGGTCAGCGTTGGTTGAGGGAGTTATGAGGATAGAAAGAGTATGGGCGATGCCAAATAAACGTACATTTACAATAGAACCTATTGAAAAATTGATAGAAGAAGAAATTGGGGATGAGTATATTGACCCTTTTCCTTTTGAGTATAAAGAAGATGCATCAGAGTATTTAAAAAGAATAGAGGCTCACAATTATGGGGTGTTTGACCCACCTTATTCGCCACGTCAGTTGAAAGAGTGTTACAAAGGACTTGGAGAATATGATACAAAGTCAAGCACGTGGAGTAATTGGAAGGATTTAATGGCTGAAAAAGTATTAGATAAATGCATTTCGTTTGGTTGGAACACATGTGGCCTTGGAAAGAAAAGAGGGTTTAAGATTACAAGAATCCTGATGGTATGTCATGGCGGAATGCACAATGATACAATATGTACTGTAGAACGCAGAGTTCAGGAAAGGTTATGATTCGTATAGTTAAGGATGGTAAGGTTGTTTTTAAGACTGACCAAATACAACATATAAGTGATGAGTTGATTTTAAATGATTATAATGTTAAAGAGATAGTTGTAAATATTGACCGTGAAATGGTTGAAAAGAAGTATGGAAGAATTTGAGTTAGATTTTAAAACCAAAAGTGCTGCAATCAATTCTGCATATAATATGATGCAGGAGACTCCTCAAACATTGGGGGAGTTTATCAACGAAACATTGGAAAATTACATGGAACAAGAGCCTGGGACGTTCGTTCCTCTAGGTGAAATGCACTCAGAATGGGAGAAAACGTTCAATTCTGGCACTCATACGGCGATAATATGTGCAAGAGGTCACTTGAAAACGAGTTGGGCTTTGTCTAATTTGGCATATCATATGCTTACAAATCAGAATTTTAGGGCTTTGTATATTTCAGCAACGTTGGAACAGGCATGGGATAAGTTAGAACAGTTTGAGGAATTGTGTCGTAGGTCTTGGAGGCTTGCGGGAATGATGAAGAAAAAGAGTAGTGATGAAGTAGGGGCTTGGCGTAAAGGTGCTAAGTATTTTAACAATGGAAGTAGGGTTCATGCGGCCAGTATTGGTAAAGCATTAGAAGGTCCTCACGTTCATATGATAATTTTGGACGACGTTTTGCAGGAGTTTCCGTCTATAACAGACGAGAACGTGATACATTACATAAAAAGAGTTGTAATGCCAATGAGACTTCCAGATGAGAGAATCTTATTGGTAGGAACTCAGAAGAGGATTAATGATGCGACGGATTGGGTAACGGAGAGTCCACAGTGGAATGTGGTGCGACATCCTGCATTGTTGGATGACGAGACCCCGAGATGGCCTGAGTATTGGACGTTACCAAGGCTAGAGGAGGAGAAATACACAATGGGAAGTCGGGCTTTTGAGTCTGAGTATATGTTAAATCCATTAGACCCAGAGAGTGCAGTTATACCTTACGAAGTGTTGAACACTTGTTTAGACAAGGGCGTAAATATGGGATTAGCACCAGAAGGTTGGGAAACAATTATGGGAGTTGACCTTGCCGTAGGTATGGATACGATGAATGATGAGACGAGTTACACTGTAGTTGCATATAATCGAGATACAGGAATGCGACAGATACTTTACAACTGGACTGGTAAGATACAGGCACAGGGTAATGCATGGTTAGATGCACAGTTACTTACGTTACGTCAATTAAGTGAAAGATTTAAACCGTTTAAAATAATTGTAGAGTCTAATGGTTACCAGAGATTGGTAGTTCATGCGGCACAGCAGTTAGAAGGAGTTCCAGTAGAAGGACACAATACAGGTAGGGAAAAGCATCGTGTAGATACAGGAATACCTGGGATTGCGGTAAGAATGGAGCAAGGAAAGTATGTTATTCCATGGGACAAGACGGCTAAAGAGAATTCAAAACCTGGGATGAGAAAGTTAGTAGATGGATTGAGTAGATTAGTTTATGGAAAGAATGGAAGACTAGAAGGACATACGCCAGATAGCGTTATGTCGCTTTGGATGTGCGAATTAGCGATACAAGAAATGGAGAAAAGAAGGTTGCATTATGTCCGTTGGGATTTCATGTAATGGCACTTTTATGATTTTCTTTTATATACAAAACATCACTTAACTCTCTAATATCGCCGTAAATGGGGGTATATTCAATGCCGTGGGTTCATATAATCCACAATATTTATATTGGCTCCTTATATAATCGGATTCCATATGGCAAGGTTTGAGCTTTATGGAATTCGAAAAGAGACTAAGGTCAAAATGCAAACTGTAGCGAGGGAAAAGGGAGTGTCTGTTGGCCGTTTAGTAGAGTCTATTATGAATAGATACATTGAAGAACCACAAATTAAAAAGAGATTATAATGGGAATATTTGACAGATTTAGAAGTAAGCCAGTTAGAAAGGCATCACCATTAGAACGCATGGTGTCTGGAGATGCACAATCTTTAGAAAAAGAGGCAAGAACTCCAGTATATTCTGGCGTATCTACAGATAAAGCTTACAGACATTCAATACTTCCCGTTGTAGACCAACATTATTTAGAACAATTAGCTGACAGGTATTCTCATCTTAGGACTGTAATCACAAGGATAGCTTCGCAGTCTGTCGCCAAAGGGTGGGAGTACCATGCTATTGGCGAAGGAAACCCAGAGCAGAGAAAGATGGTAGAATCTCTTTTACGAAATCCGACAAATGGCAGTGCGGACATTAATGGTTCGGAATTTTTCAAAGCAATGATTAGGCAGTTAGAAGTGTTTGATGATTGTTGGGTTAGTGTCGTATATGACCGTGTCGCAAGCGAGGATGGCTCTGTTAGCGGTAAAGTTGTCAAAGAACTTTGGGTAGAAGATGCAAAACATATGAGATTTAATGTCGATGCATATGGTCGATTTATAGAAGACGAGGAGAAGTTTGACCCAGTAACTAGAGAGTTTATGGGTGGCGATATTAATCCTGCTAATGGCGTTAAGTTAGAATCAATGGCTTATTTTTATGAAAGTGAGGACGGTAAGATACCTTTTGCACGTGATGAGATTATACATTTTAACAAATACAGTGCGAATGCTCGGTTGTATGGGCAGTCGCCAATTATAGGTCTTTCCAAAAAAATCGAAACAGCATTGGCCATAGAGTCATTTCAAAACAAAATCTATAGACTGGAAAGGCCACCTAAGGGTTTTTTAGATGTTCCAGGCCACGATGAGGAATCATTAAACCGATTAGGTGAGTATATTGCAGAGGAAACAAGGCGTAATCCGAACTTTGTACCTATTTTAAGTAGCAGAGATGGTGGAAACACGGCCAAATTCGTTCCTGTCATGCCTAATATGGACGAATTAATGATGTTACCTTACATGGATAGGATAAATAATGACATTAATGCGTCGTATGGAGTCATGCCATTAGTGGTGGGACAGATGCAAGGCGTGGGTGGATTAAATTCAGAAGGCGAACAGATTACAATATTTGATAGAACTATTAGAGAAACTCAGCAATGTTTGGAAATGGGGTTCTTGAAACCGTTGTTGAAACTTATGGAAGTTGACACATGGAAGATTAGATTTAACGATATAAACGAAAGAGATGAGACTAAGTATCTAAATAATATGAATTTAAAGGCTCAGATATTAACCCAAATGCAGAATGTAGGAGTGGAGATGGATTTGGATAGTGACGGTAACTTAGTACTTCCTCAACAGGCAGAGGTGGTGCGTCAGGATTTTCGAAAGCCGTTGCAGGAATCGCAGGAGGGCGAGGTGCTAGAAGAGCGTCCTCGTACATGGAAGCGGCAGCCAATGAGTTACGAAGAGTTATTACCAGAGAATTTAAAGAGTTAAAACGAGCAAGGTCAGTTAACGACTTACAAGAATCTGTAGAAGACATGTCTATAATGATAGCCAGTAGAATGAAGCAAGCGTTAGAAGATGATATAGATGATGCATATCGGCATGGAGTCAGGTCTGCATTTACAGAACCAGGCCTTACAAAAGCAGAACCAACCTTTGATGCAGAAGATGATGATTTTTTACGTACAATGAAAGCAGGAGGAATACTTGCAAAGAACTATCAAACATTTGCATCTGAGTTAACTGACGGTTTAAGGGCCGCTATTGTTGCAGGTGTGGCTTCGGGTAGTGGTGTACCAGCAATAGTAGATACAATGAGGCAAGTGGCCAATGCGTCGACTTTTAAGCTAGTTAGGATAGCAAGGACTGAAATCAATGCAATTTACAATGAAGGCAGACTAAGAGGTTATGCAAAAGGTGAAGAATTATCAGGTAGACAATACAAGTACAGATTGATTGTAGGTCAGGATTCCAGAACGTGTCAGGCACATAATGATTTAGCACGCAGTATTCCATCCACAGGATTATACATGAATGATTTAGTAGAGTTACAGAAGAAGATAGCAGCAAGGTATGGACTTAGGTTATTAGGAACATCATTGTTGCATCCTAATCAAAGAACAGTTTTAGCGAGGGTTGTATGAATAGGATGCCAGACCATATTAAGATTCATATTTGCAATGCAAAGTATGGACATCACGGAAACGGTAAGGAGAAAAAAGATGAGTAAGCAATGTAAGAAATGTTTAGCAGGAGCAATGAGAGTTCACATTCTTAGCAGTGGTTTTTGCCAAGAGTGTCAGTCAGAATTAGAGTGGAAGAATGGTGATAGGGAACATCGCAGACAGATGGCAGTTAAGTCACGGGTAGATTATTACAAAAAGGCTGAGAAGTTTATTGAAAAGAAGTGGAAAAAGAAATACGGTGATGACAGCATCGACCAAGTATTAGGTAATAGATGAGTGCTTCTTTATCTGTAAATGTTAAAATAAGTGACAATGCACGTCATATCTTACAAGAGATTGGCGTTAACTTAGAAAAAGCATTGGATATTGCAATGACTGATACAGCAGATAAGATGGCTAACGATGCTAATTCTAATTTAGCTGAGAGCATTGGAGTTAACAGTACATTGTTTGGAAGTGTTATGGTGAAAGATAAACCATTTAGAAAAGAGATTTCAACTAATGTAGATTACGCAGGGCATGTAGAATTTGGGACTGGGCCTTCAAAAAGAAATCAGAAAGGACAAAAAACAGGAGCAAAGAAATATTGGCCACCATCATTAAAGCATCAATCTAAACATTCTAAGAAAGCAAAACAATTAGATAAATGGAGAACAAAAAAAAGTAAGTTTAAATCATATGATGATTTACGTTTTGCAATATACAAAAAAGGGACTCGGCCACAACGATTCATGGCCAAGTCGTTACAGAAAAACAGAACTACCTTTGTCCGAAAGATAGGCGAGGAATTGTCTCGCCAATCTAACGGTAAGATAGTCAAGCGTTAGCGATTAGTAATCGCCATAGACTTGACGAATGCCTTCGTTCGCTTTCATGCGGTCATGCACACACCACATACAATCGCACAATTCGCCACGAGCTGCTTTAGCATCGCACCAGCGTTGCCCTCTTGCAGACTTACGAATTTTAATAATCCGACCCATTAGTTTTCACCTCCTTTGTTTTTGTTACGGCTTATTTTTTCTATTACAAACAGTTCTTGCATCTTTGCTCTTTTCATCCAGCTAATCTTTGTAATAGGGCATCCTTTTTCTGGTGTGGATGTATCCCATACTTTGTTTCCTTTAACAACCATGTAATGATTGCCTGCAACAACTAGGTACCATGTCTTGCCTCGCTTACCATGAGTTGCTCTAGTCCATTGTCTAAAGGTTTGATTAGCTCCATGATTATCTGAACGAAACATTTTGTATCCATATCGTTTCAATGCTCGACGCATTTGACCATTAGTCATTCCTTTAATTTGTGTTTCTTCCTTTGCAGGGATAAACTTCTTTCTTTCACCAGTCCACCAATCTAGTTGCCATCGACCTCTGTACTTTACATTCTTGTTTACGTCTTTTAGTAAGTCCTTTTCTACAATGTCATATCGCTTACCAGTAAGAACTGTTAATGATACTGGTCCACAATATGAGTTGCCAGTCGCACGCTTACTAATCTGTCCTTTCTTATTGCGAATCACTTTAACCACTTCTCCACTGAGACTAGTTTTTTCTTACCAACAAGCACTTGATAGATAGTATCAGTTCTTCGACATGGGCCAGTCCAACGAGTTTGTTGAACCATAAATCCATTCTTTTCAACCATCTTACCAGTGTATTCTCTGGTTGCTATTCGTGCATACCTTAATTGACCCTTTTTTGGGCCTCGTGTATACATTACTACTGACTTGACTTTTCCAAATTGCCAAGCGTATTTAGGCTTGCGATAGTAGACCAATCGGCCTACTAATTCTGTGTGTGTATGACTCTTTGCCATATACTCCTAAAGGCGGGTGCATATAAACCTTTACGGTCTAAAATATACGGAGTTTTGATTTCCTTTATATATAACATGCTATAATTTGGGCCGTGGCAGACGAAAGTAACACTGGTTGGAAAGTCTACCGACCAGAGTGGTATAATGACAGAGTAATGGAGACTTATATTTCCGCTCCAGTCGTCGACAAACAGAACGATATGATACCTACTGAGACTATCAAAGAGGCCATGGATTTTTACATGCGTTACGGCGTATATTCATATCGTCACGAAGAAATGCCGATTGGTTTGCCATTAGCTTACAAAATTAAAAACGGCAAGGTTAAGATTAGAGTAGGAATCCACAATAAGATTGCAATGCACGACAAAGTGTGGAAAGAGATAGGAGATTACGGACCATCGGGTGCAAGTAGTATTCGAGGCGAAGCCACAGACCAAGAGAAAGTATGTTTATCAGAAAACGACTGCCACAATCGTATCAACGAGCTTTCTCTTTGGAGCATATCTTGGGTTGGCGATAATCCAGCTAACCCAGAGGCTAAAGTCACAGATGTTGCAATGGCTAAATCTAAAAGTGTTCAAGTCACTTTAGATGAAGTTGAGTCTATGGTTGAAAAGATAATAGAGCGAAAAAACGGGCAATATTGTTTATACGCTAAAAAGAACCGAAAGCTTCTGGGCTGCCATGATACCAAGGCAGGAGCTATAAGGCAGGAAAGGGCCATACAAGCCAGAAGATTCGGCAAATCAGATACGCTAAATGAAATACTTACAAAGATAGAAAAGTATAAAATTCCAAAAGGAGTCAAAAACGAAGCAATTACGGGTAGAGAACTTCGTAAGAAACACGGATATGGTGGAGGTAAAGTTACTAAAGCCATTAACAATCATTTAATTAATAAAGAATATGTGACTTACAAAATGGCAATGGCAATTCACAAGTATTATAGAAGACATGAGAAAGTAGACCCACAGGGTAAGAACTTTAATAATAAAAAAAGACCTAGTAAGGGTTTGATAATGTGGAAAATGATGGGCGGTGATGCAGGTCACAGTTGGAGTAAGAGTTTAGAAACTAAAGTAAAGTCATTAGATAAGGCAGAATGTTCTTGTACTATAAAGACAGAACGCTTACAGAAGACAAATAATTACTTAGATGACATAATGCGCATGATAAAGTTTGGAACATTTATAGAAAAGAAACCCGAAAATGATGATGATGACAAAAAAAAACCTGAAAGGGGCGGTGGTGCAGGGCCTTCGGGGACTTGGATGGAAAATTGTAAAATAAATGCACGCAAAATATCAAATGATTATACTGAATTTACAGGAAACCGTCGTAGAATTAGAAACCATGCAGCTTGGTGTGCTGAGTTATGGCACAATCCAGGAAAGTATAGTCAAACATATCATAAACCAGATGGAAGTAAGGGAAGAACTGATGGTTACAAATTACGGCGTAAAATAGGGCTGTCTAATTTCAAACTAGATAATCCAAAGCCTTCTAAATAATATACGGAGTCCCAATTTTCTTTATATACTAAGTTCTATAACTGGGTTTTCATATGAGCGAATGTACTTGCGGAGGTTCACACGAAGCCCCTACCGAGGAAATCGTAGAGGCCGAAAAAAGTGAAGCTCTTGATGAACCAGTCGAAGAAACCAGTCTTGACAAGCATGAAGAATTGTATAAAGACATGGAGCAAACCTTAGCTAAACTCAAAGAAGTCATGGCATACCTAGAAGAGATGGCAGGCGAAGAGAAAGCAGAAGAGGAAGAAGAAGAAGCCGAACCTGAAGAAGAAGCTGAAGAAGAAGAAAAAGCTGAAGAAGAGGAAGAGGCAGAAGAGGAGGAAGAGGAAACTGTTGCAGAGAAAGCAGATGCTCTTCACAAATCACTTACAACATTAAAGAAATATGGAATAAACATATATGCAGGTAAGAAGGCAACACCTTCACCAGCAAAAACTGACAGTCCTAAAGTAGAAACAATAGATTTCAACAATGTAGAAAAATCATTTGAAGAACTTGAAGCACTTTATGACGGAGGAATGTAAACATGGGAATGACAATGGAAGAATATGTAAACGCATACTACGGCGGCGAACTCGGTATCTCTAAGAGATATGGAATTAGCAAAGCTGACGACTTGACTTATACAAGCGACCCATCCGCAGCGTTCAATACGACGTTTGGTGCAAAAGTGTTTGGTCAATTAAATTCAAAATCAGAAGTATTTAAGCTCTTGAAGAAAGAGCCATGGACACAATCTGGATGGAGAGTAATGACTGGACGTCACGAAACAACTGCTGGCGTTGCAGAAAATGCCTCTGAAGCTGGTGGGGCATTACCAGACACAGACAAACCAGATATTGTAAATGTTACAGCAACTTTGAAACAAATTGTAACTCCATGGGAAATTACAACCAAAGCAGCAATGCTTTCTGAAGCTGATGATGGTCTAGGTAACTTGGCTGCATTTATGAGAAAAGAAAACTCAGAAGCACACGTTTACTACATTGACCAAATGCTTTGTGCAGATACAGATACTGTAGCAGGAAACAACTTTGAATCTTTAGACCGTGTAACTATGTCTGATGCAGCAGCACACGCACTATGTAATGACAGGGCAGACGCTGACATTTACGACTTGGATAAATCAGCTCTAACTGCATGGGCAGATGCACACACAGGTCACAACAGCGATACACCAACAGCATTAACACTAACAATGTTGGACAATGCAATTCAATCTGCATTAGAAAATGGTGTAAACTACAACAGTTTGATTCTATTAACTGGATATGATACATACCAAGATTTGAAAGCATTAATGAGAGCTACATCCAATGCAGCTTTCAGATATGATTTGAAACAAGGTGGTGCAGGTAGCTTAAACGGAGTTACTGGTGAAGCAGGACTTGCTTTTGATTCACGTGTAGGTTCATACGATGGAATACCAATATTCCTATCACAGCACGTAGCATCCGAAACAGATGCAACTGCAAGAATCTTACTATTAGATATGGATAACTTAGCAATGAGAATTGCAGCTCCAACAACTTATGTAGACAGCACAAATGTAGCAGTCACACAAAAGATGTCTCACGAGTTTGCATTGATTACTGCTGGTGAATTAATCTGTTACAAGTTTAACACCCAAGGAAGTATTAGAGATTTGGACCAATAGATTGGTAGTGAGGCTTATTAAATGGTCAAAATTACCAATATTGGGAATAAGTATCGCATCCTTCGCACTAGGGGCGGCAACGTCCTCCGTTGGAACCCAGGAGATACTGTCGAAGTTGAGGACGAAAACCTCCTTCGGCAGGTTGAATCCTCTAAATACTTTAAAGTTGAAGACGGATTACATGCAAAGGAAGTTGGTGCAGGGCTTAAGACTGGGGTCAGAAAGCCTAAATCTAGCAGCAAAGCTCCTAGAGTCAAACCCAAAAAAGAAGTAAAGTCTAAAGCTAAACCTAAGAAAGGACTTAAGTCCAAGAAAGGGAAGGCTGATTAATGGCAAATACCGTAACGGAAACAATACACAGCCCATCTGTAAAGACATTACTTATAGAAAATACAGAAACGGCCTTTAGTGGAACTACTGTGATGATATCAACAGAAGATATTGCACTTTATGATAGGGCTACAATCCAGATTAGAAATGAAGGAGAAGGAGCAACCATAACTGCAAAGGTATGGGGAAGTCTTTTTGATTCAGCAGATGCAACTCCAGCAACTAACTCTAAATGGGTTCAAGTTGGAGATGACATTAGTATTGCAAATAATACTGGAGCTTTGAAAGCTATATCAACAACAGGCTTAAGATACATTGCAATTACAATGACTATCGCATCAGGAACACCAACGTTTAATGCAGGCAATTGTAAGATATTCTTACAGGGGACCATTTAGTGAATGGCTTCTCCTATATACTCTGAAATTGTCTTCGTAAGTGAGGTGGCCTAATGGCTACAATATACTGGTCAGGTGCCATCGATACAGATATTGATGATTATCGAAACTATGTTACAGGTGAAAATGCAGACCCTTCGTCAGCAACAATAGCTGACAACAGCGGAGATTTTAGTGGCGATAATGTTATATTTCAAAGTTTGGCAGTAAGCAATGTAAGTAATAATCCTACAGTTAATGCTAATGAAACATTTAATTCAATAAGGATAGATTCAGGTAGTACGCTTACAGGTAATGCAAGTTTTTCAATAACTGTAGATGGTGAAGCAGATGGTGCTGGAACTACCACATCAGGTTATGCAGTAGACATAGCTGGAGCATTAGGTTCTAATGTTAATTTAATAATAACAACGGCAGCTCATACATTTTTAGATATAGTGCCTTCTTCGGGAACAGTTACAAACTTAACGATTAATCACGCAAGTTGTGTAGCTAAATGGACAGGTAATTCTACTTTAACTGGCAATTTAACAATTAATCAAGGAGGTATAGAGGCTGATGATGGTGACGAGACTTTTACTGTAAATGGAGATGTAACAGTAGGAGATGGGACAGGTTCAGCAAATACAGCAGTTCTAGGAAACGCAGCAGATACGGCAGCTATGACATTTGGAAGTCTTACAATAGCAAGTGATGGTAAATATATTGCAACAAGCGGAACTACTACTATTACTAGTGAAAATGGAACTAAATGTTTTGATAATCAAGATGGAGGAACGTTTACACATAATAATGGAACTTTAAAATTTGCATCTTCTATTGGCGATACTACTTTTGATAATGCAGGAGCTGATGATTTTTATAATCTTACTTGTGAAACAAATGGAGACTGTGCATATTTGAATGCCATAACAGTCCTTAATAATCTTACTATTAATAATTCTAATGCTAATTTTAAAGCTAACACCGATGCAAGTGGAGCTATTACAGTTCACGGCATTACTAAATTAGTTGACGGCATAGCATTTAGCACATCAGATGATAATGCAAATGCAGACCATTATGGTTTTATAGTAATAGAAGGTGGCACATTTAGAATTTCAGACACAAGCAGTGCAACAAAAACTTGTAATGGTATTAGAAATATAGGAGGAACGTTAAGTGGGTGATTTAAAAATAATAGGCACTGGCGGAATAATAGAAGGAAATCTTGGAGCAGCAGCCGTTAATGTAAATCTTGACAGTGCTTTATTGTTTGATGGCACTAATGATTCTGTTGATTGTAATGATGTAAGCACATTAGATGGTGCAACAGACATTACTCTTACTTGTTGGATAAAACCTGTGGCATTGTCTGGAACAGATTATTTTTTATCGAAAGAAGTAGATGGTGATAATAAAATTGGTATTGCTTGGGATTCAGATTTATTATATTTTCAAGTCGCCGATGATGCCAATGCTTATGGGACTTGTGCATTTGATGATGCTACATACAATGGAGTATGGACACATTTAGCTTTAGTTTTTGATGGTGGAGCAACTGGTAATGCAAATAGATTAAAAGCATATATTAATGGTGTAGAACAAACCTTGTCTTTTACAGGAACTATTCCTGCTCAAACAGACAGTAATTCGGCTGATTTTTTAATGGCAAAATTTAGTAGTAATTACTATAATGGATATATTGCAGATGTAAAAATATACAATACAAATTTAGGGCAAACGGACATTCAAACCTTAGCGTCTAAAATTAACTATCCCGATATATTGTCAACTGGTGCAAGACACTGGTGGAAAATAAATGAAGGCACTGGAACTGATATTGAAGATTACGGTGCAGCTACAGATTTTGATGGAACCGTATCTGGGGCAACTTGGAAATTCGACCAATATAGTGTAAATGTTCAGGACAACAGCACAACGACAGATGGGACGTTTACAGTAACACAAGGAAAGGTAGAGTGTTTGGCTTTGACTTCTTTAGATTTTGTAAATACTAATAACGATTATCTTTCAATAGGTGATACTAATAATGCAAGTTTTGGTGATGCTTCAGTTCAAACAAAGTTCAGCATATCTGCTTGGATTAATATGGATGAAGCTACTAATTTTCCTATTATATCTAAAGGAATTTACAATACAAATGCAGAATACAAATTGCACGTAGATGGTGCTGATTTATTAGAATTTTTAGTATATGATGAGGATGTTAATAATTGTTTTCAAGGAGTTAAATATACAACAGCTTTAGCTCAAAACAAATGGATTCACGTTGTTGCTACTTCGGGAGCTACTACTGAAAGTGGAACTGCTGTAAGAGGCACTATGAAATTATATGTTGATGGAGTTCAAGTAAACAACGACACTTCAGGAAGTGGTGCAGCAAGTTATGATGCTATGGTTAATGGTTCTGCCGCAGTTCATATAGGGCGCTACGATTCAACTTATGCTAATGGTAGTATTAGAGATGTAAGAATATACGAACAGGAGTTAAGTGCAGACCAAGTAGCTTCTCTTTATTCGGGAAGTTATAATGTAAATCCTTTATTGGGTTACAAGTTAGACGAAGGAACTGGTAACGCCAGTGGCTTTGGAACGGCTAATGCAGGTGGAGCTTCTGATGCAACAGTAAATGGTGCAGATTGGGTAAACGGCACTCTTGACCTTGACGGAACACTTACGATAGCAGCAGAGGGAACTTTGTCAGCACCAAGAGGTAATTTAGATTTATCAGACGATTTAAGCGTTACTGGAACTTTTACTCATAACAATGGTAAAGTAAGGGCTATGGACACTCAAACTATTCAAATTCAAGCAGGAAATGCTACACCACTTACATTTTATAATTTAGAAGCTAATACGGGTTGGAACTCATTAAGAGGCACTGGCGGTATAACTGTTTTAAATCTATTAAGTGCCACTACAAGATACAATGTTATTAGACCTTTAGATGGCAACGTTTCTCTTACTTTAGGAACAGACTCAGATGCAGGAGGACTTACAGGTAATGCTATACAGTTTACAAGTAACGGCACTAATTACGCAGAAATAAAAGCTGCAAGTTCTTTAAAACCTTGGACTGCTGAAACTGCACCAGATTTTGATTCTGGAGGTTCAGGCAGTAAAGTAAGAATTGCAGATTGTGATATGGACCCAGACATAACAACAGGCGGTGGCGGTGTGACAATAACACTTACAGGAGATTGTGAGTTTGATGCATTTGTAGTAAGCGGTAATGATACTTTAGATTTGAATGGACAGAGGGCTACCTTTGGTGGAGGATTATTTAATAACACAGGCACTTTAACAGACGGTGGCGATAATAGTTTAATACATATAACAGGAACATCTGCATTACGTTCTTATACTGGAGATTCAAGCACACAGTGGAGTTTTGGACATCATAATGAAAACCCTAATATGACTTTAGGAAATACTGATATGATAATTTCAGGTGGGGCTGCAAGTATTAAAATGCCATCAACAGCAAATGACTTTGCACGAACTGTATTAGTTTCTGGTTCAGGGGCTCAGAAGATTAATTCAGGTGTTGGATTTTGTCCACAGAATTTAATAGTTGCTTCAGAAGTAGATACTCACGGTTCAAATAATAATAAAATAGATACAACAAACCTTACAATACCGACAGGAGGAACTCTTACAGCTAATGCAAGTACACTTACAGTAGCAGGAGATTTTACTACCAGTGGTGGTCTGCTTGGCGCAAGTTGTCTTGATTTGGAAGCAGGAACTAAAGAGTTTGTTTCAGTGGCCGTTGATGCTTCATCTAAAAATCAGCACTTAAAAGGGGCACACACTTCAGGTAATGCAACGTATGAATGTTGGTTAAAAGCAGAATCAGATGGAGGCCCTATGACTCCATTTATGAAAGGTAGCGAGTTTGCAATAAGGATTGATATTGGTGGTCAAATTGCTGCTGCTACTGGGTCAGATTATAATTGGAGAAATATTGGTTCAAGTCTCGGCACTCATATTACAGTTGGTAAATGGCATCATTTGGCGATGACTGTAGAGCCAACAACAGTAGATGGAACTGCTCGTGCAATATGGACAATATATATTGATGGTAAAGCAAAAGCAGCCTACACTACAACTACTGGAGGTAGCACTTGGAGTGGCAATAATAATTATGTATTTATTGGAAGATATAGTGATGCCACGTCTGGAGCAGGAAGTCAGTATTGGGATGGTAATATAGAAAACTTTAGAATGTGGAATACGAAACGAACCCCTGCACAGATTAGAGAAAGTATGTTTACTGCCGAATATGCAGATGGAACATCAGGACTTGTAGAACAATGGTTGTTTAATGAAGGAACGGGAACTACCGTAGCAGGAACAAACCCAACAAGTGCAGGAACTTATGAAGCAGGAGCAGGAAAATATTGGGATGGTGATTCGGAAGAAAACTGGACAGGTAGTGATGCAGGAGGTTGGGCAGGAGCAGGAGGATATGATGGAGATTCATCAGAACTTGTAATGACAGGTTCAGGTGCAAAAATAAATTATTTAGCAGATGATGAATTTGGTAAACTTTCAATAACAGGAACAGTTAGTCTTAATGGTGTAGATTCTTCAAGTGCTGCATTATTGTTAAGAGGTAATTTAAATTTTACAGGTAGTGCAAGTGGAACCTTAGCTTCTACTGGTACTGAGCATATTGTATTAGACCAGACTTGGAAAAACAATGGCCGAGTTATTGGGTTTCATGGTAGTGGAAATCATATAGCAAATCTTAGTAAGCTAAGAACTACTCATACTTCTGGAAATATTGATATTCCAGCTTGTACAACAAAACGCATATTTTCTGATGGTAATGGGACAACCAAAGCAACAGGAGACCTTACAATTACAACAGAGTTAGAAGTAAACAGTGGGTCAACCTTCAATGGTCAAAATTATGCACATACAATAGAATTAATTGATAATCAAGGAGCCATTGCTCAAAATGGAGGCTCAATTACCATCACTTCAAGAATTGATGGAAGTACTACTGCTTCTTGGGATTTACAAAATTGCACAATAACTGGAACAAGTGGAGCAAATTGGTTCCGTGTAGCCCATGAATCAGATTGTGAATTAGTTGGTGGAACATTTGAGGGTTTCTTGATAAAAAATCATGGTTATGGTGCAGGAGGAGGAAGTGGTATTACTGTTATTGGAAGTATTGTAAATTGCGACATTAGCGATGACACACATCCAAATCACTTAATACAATGGCATCACACCTTAGACACTCAGCAGTTATTGGATGCAGATGAGGCAGGGGATGATGATTTGAGACTTACAAAGCCAGCATTAGATAACGCACTAGAGTTAATGACTAAATGATGCCTAAAGAAGAAAAAGGCATGAGAGGCCCACAGAGAGCCTATAAGGGTGATTTATGGTATGGGATGGGTTCTTCATCAGATAGTAACTTTAGCGCTGTTAAAACGGCTAGAAAGCGCCCTTATCGGTCTATACGGTTTGGAGCTTCTACTGTAGAATGGTTAGTTTGTAAAAAAATGGTATTTTTAAGAGAAAACGGCTATACGTATGGGGGTATAGCAAAGTATTTAAATGATGCAGGTATAAAGACTAAAGCAGACAGGCCGTGGAATTACAACACTGCACGGTTTGTGACGCTAAGAGCAAAAGAGGAAATCGAGAATGGACGAAACGATTAAGCACAAAATAAAACAATCATACAACAGGTTGAGTGCCTTGTTAGTTTTCATAGCTAACGCATTCACTTTAATGTATGTAGGCGGCATGGCATACAATGACGCCCTATGGTTTGGTTCGGTAAGTGGTGCGTTTACGTATACAATACTGTCCACGATAGCAGATTCTCAGGACTTAGATGAGTTTACTGAGAGAAAAAGAAAACCTTCGGGCTATCAGAACCAAGGGATGTTCACCAATGCGATGAACTATATGGAAAACAAAACAGGCTGGGACATGAACAGAGATGGTCATGTGGGACAACCCATACCACCTAATATGATTCCATACCAACAATATCAACAACAACAACAACCAATGCCAATGCCAGCACAGGCTGGAGGATATATTAATCCAAGCACTGGTGAGTTGTTAGAAGCGGAACAAGGTCCGCATATTGACAAGATAGCAAAGAAGGGTAAAAATAGTGGATGAGGGCTTAATTTTTGCATGGTTTATCGCAGTAGCGTTAGGAGTATCGGCAGCGGTAAAGAAAGCAAGAAAGTCAGCATTTAGTGATTATAAAATAAGAAGTTTACAAGGAAAAGCAGCAGCGCAAGTGTTTGGAGTTTTAGGAGCCTTAGTTTTCGGGGTTGGGC